CTACGGTTTACGTAGAGATCCTGCTCTTGCAGATGTCCTTCGGGGTGACCATGAAGCTGTCTATCGACAGCTCCTCGGTGCCACTGGCAATGTTGCTTTGTCTTCGGACCTCTCTAACGCCACGGACCTTCTTCCACTAGACCTTGTTAAAGCTCTAGTAGACGGCCTCTGTCGGTCTGGTCGACTGACAGAAGCTGAGGTCCATGGCCTTCGGGTTTGCTCGGGGCCCCAAGAAGTGAGTTGGCCATCTCTAAACCGCACGGCTTTAACGTCGTGCGGCATTCTGATGGGCCTTCCTACTTCTTGGAGTCTGCTTTGCTTAGTCCACCTGTTTTGGGTTGACTACGCAAGGCGCCAAGCTACCCTCCACGCACCTCAGTACCATCGTCCCAGATTCGTAATCTGTGGTGATGATGCTTTGGTCATTTGTACAACTTCTGTAGCTGATCACTACGATAAAGTTATACAAATGTGTGGAGGGCAGCTTAGTCCGGGCAAACACTTCAGGAGCATGGTTGGACGGGGGATCTTCCTTGAGAGACTACTGCGGTTCAAGCCTGGGTCGGCTGATAAGGGTGGCAGATTCCCGGTTATTCAGGTTACTGAAGAACCGTCAATCACCTTGCGTGGATTGGTTCATCCTTGGGCAGGTTTTCACGAAGACGCTAAATGCGTCGTTTCCTCCGACCTCCAGCTTTTGCTGGTGGCGGGAAGGATCGTGGAATCCATGCTTGAGGGTGGGTCCAATCTACGAAGGGTCTGGGCTGTGCAACAAACGTTGCACGGCCCTGCCATCAGCGCGCTGCGTAAGCGTCGCGTTTACCCTTATCTACCTACTGCACTTGGCGGAGCTGGTTTCGTTACCCGAAAAGGTTACGAAATCCCTGTCCGCCGAGTCGCTGGCAAGAACCACAGAAAGGCACTGGCTGCTCTCCTCTTCTCACGACCTTCCGCTGGACCCGGGATTTTCTCCCGGATCTGGCGGAGAGCCACTGGCATGACCGTTTACGGTCTTGCTGAAGAGGAAGCTGAGGGTCTTTTGGATCGTGTCCCACACGCTATCCAAGAGAAGCAACCCTCACGGCCAGGGCCGAAGGGTGCACCTTGGTATGATTGCGGCACTCACGATTCTTTCGTTGAGGCGCAGACTACCTTGATGCACCGTCGGCTTGCCTTGGTGATGCCTCCTGGAATTCTCCCACTGAATCGGG